GCCACACACTTTATCAGATATGCTCCAGACTGAACTGGGGTGGCCTTATAAGCGGTATGGTTTCAAGGTTAGACGCCAAGCCCATACTCTTATTATCTCCCATTTATTAGGAATCATTTGCAAGTTTTGCAAAGTATGATAGTGTATCATCATCACCACTAGAAGAACTTTCTACAGCAGGAGCCGCTTCTGCAGTCTGCATAGTTGGTGCTTCCATGACATCTGATACTACTGGTTCTGGCGCTGATACGTGTCCAGCATCCACCCCTAGTACTCTATTCAACTTAGTCTTTAATTCATCATAAGACTTATAGTTTTCAGGTTTAAGGAAGTCTTGAAGAGCATATAGTTTCCCATAAACATCTTCTAGCCTATTCTCATCACCTTCATGTAGAGCAGTTGGTTTAGAAAACTCTGACTTATCATAGTTTACCCAGCCTTCTACCTTACGGATTTTAATTTTAAAGTCCGCACCTTCCCAGAAATCATAAGGATTGCATGGTGTTTCATCTTCAAAAGCAGGTTGCATAGCTTCCATAATCTTATCAAAGATTTTCTTACCAAACTTATAAAGGAATACTTTACCTTCATTCTCTGGATTACTAGGGTCAGAAACAACTAGTACATTACTTACATAATGAAGTCTACGTTTCCTATCTCTAGCAATAGTTTTATCTTCATCTCTACCAGAGTTCCATAGAACCGAGTTCATTTCTGATACTGGGTCTGGTTGTCCAATAGAAGTTAAAGAATTTTCGATATACCATAAACCATTTGGGCCTTTAAAGCCATGGTCCCAGTATCTCACCCATGGAAGGTCTTCACCTTCTGTACAAGGTAAAAATCTAATTACGGCATAACCGTTACCAGCTTTATCTCTTGTGGGTTTCCAGAATCTATCATCCCCGTAGGAATTGGATTCTTTCTTAGTTGTTGAAACTGCTTCTGCAGCCTGTACGAGTTTATCAATAGATGAGCCTCGTGAGCTCTTTAAGTTAGCAAATGACATATTTTATTTCTCCGTTATATTGCATTATATTACTGAATTATCCACTTTGTACATAATATAAGTTATATTATACTACACTTTCATGCAGTTGTAAACCCTTTTTTTAATAAATTTTTACATTTATTTCCATCAAAGTTTACGAATGGGGTATACTTCTTGATTCTCCTTTTAAGGTCAGGCCACATAATCGTGTCACTAATCTTATTGGATTCTCTTTCAACAAACCCCAACATTGAATCCAAGATACAAACAGTCTCTAAACTAATCTCTTCTTGCATCAATAGTTCTATAATAAGAGGTATCTGTCCTTCTTTAGATTGAAACAACCCATCAAAACCAACCTCGTTTACATCACTTAGTTTATTTATATCGATTGAAAACACTCTATGGATACTTTCTCTTATTCTTTTATAGTTATTATAGTTATCTTCACCTTCATGGTTCATCATATCACCAACGTAAGATACTCCTTGTTTGAAATTAGATACATAATATCCAATAACATCCTTCTCATAATTCTTACCAATCTTAGCAAAGAAATACTTATCTCTCCTTTTCAGAAAAGAGTTTGAGGTTACATTTGATTTATAGTTATACTTAATCGCATCATAACTATCAGTTTCAAAATGTAACTTCAAAGCATTGTAAATCTTGTAAGAGTCAAATGGGTCCATTCTCAAACCATTACGCCTTCATATAGGGCTTCTAAATCTTCTACTTCACCCACGACTTGGCTTAAATTTTGTTTATGATAGATAGTCGCCATCTTTCTTAGATGCTTCTTATCAATCTCTACATCTTCTACGCAAGAGTTTACTGCCTCTTTAATAAAAGTTCTCTGCGCGTCCATCATGGTCATTGCATTTGAAATCTCTTCAATACAACCCTTGATTCTTTTTTTATCTTCATCTGACGATGGGATTATTACATTACTCATTTACTGCTCCTATATTATATTGGTAATTTATTGGTTTCTCTTGCACCTCGGATAAGATTTAAAGTATTAGCTTCGTGTTCTATCTTATCTCTTAGTGAATCGGTTAATAACTTTTTAAGACTTTGGTATTGCATACCTCGTTCTTCTATAATCATAACTGCCGCATCTATGTAACTAACATCTGGTTTGTCAGCAACTAGATTTTCTACGGCCAATGAAAATCTTTTCTTAGTCATAATTTTGTGTTGAAATATTTTTTCTTCTGTCATAATGTCCTTAGTAAAATACAATCTTGGTTAATCCTGCCGTTAGGAGAATTGACCTTAGTTGTAATCTGGTCTTTCCAAACTTGTTTAGCAATTTGTTTGGAAGTCTTAGTTAATATTAAAGGTAGTATCACATCTGGTTTTCTCAACTTAGTACACTTAG